TCACTATATATAGATAAAACGCTTGATTTTAGGTCATCTAATCAATATATAGTATTACAATTTAGATCATAATCTTTTTTTATAGGTGGCATTCGTATTACAAATTATTACATGAAAATCCCTTCTGAATTTGCAGAAGGGTTTCATTCATCATACGGCCGGTACTTCTTCCGGCCGGCTTCTAATTCTTTTTTAAGAGCTTGTACATGTCCAAGCAAAAACAATGCGACTGTCCCAACCTTTTTAACCGGCTCGAGCTTTCCGGAAGTCACAAGCGTACTTAAACGTTGCCGAGTGACTCCAAGCAGCTCCCCCGCTTCCGCTGCAGTCAAAACTTCTTCCTTGATAAACTTAATTTTTTCGCTTTCTTTCATGTCGGCTTTCTCTCCACATCATAATGAATCCTTTTAACAAGGTAATAACAACAGCTATCATCAATACAGTATGCGCAATCTTTCCAGACATACCCTCATCGGTTAGATCAATTGCAACGATCCCGGCAACCAATATGAGCAAAACGGCAAAGTCACCTGTGCTGTACTGCTTAAAATATTTTTTCATACTATCGTGGACGTGATATAATGTATGAGCAAGGGGATTTCTCCCCTTGTCTCACTAGTATCAGCGCTTCTTGCTTGTCCGGCGGGAGCGCTTTTTCTTTTTCTTGCTATGCTTTTCGCTTTCCTTTTGCCATATGTCGTAGATGTGTTTAATGATGGTCACGATACCAGCGATAGCAAGAATCCAGTTTCTCACCTCGTCCACTTCAGCACCTCCTTTCTATACCTTAATTATACAATATCTATTTACGATCGTCAATAGATATAACAAAAAAACATACTCTCTCTTAATCAAAAAATGCTAATAATTTGAAGTATTTAACCGATAGTAACAATAACAGGACATGAGCAAGTAATTAGGAGGAAGTAAATTGATACCGTCATCCAAAGCAGAATTGGACAAAATAAAAAAAGATTGCCTAAAAATGGTTAACAAACGAGCAACCGCTTCTGGTCTCGCTGGAGCAATACCGGTACCAGGTGTTGACGTAGGAACTGACGTAGCTATTATGATGGAGTTAATTCCGAAAATTAATAGAAAATTTGGTTTAAGTGAAGAACAGATTGAACAATTAGATGTCGAGTCTAAAAAAATGATACTCGTTTTAGCAACATCCATTGGCAGTGAAATGATTGGGAAAATGATTTCTAAAAAAACAATTACAACCTTACTCAAAAAGATTGGGTTGAAAAAAATTGCAACTAAAAGCACAGCCAAGTTTATCCCTGTTGTAGGTCAAGTCGCATCTGGATCAATTAGTTTTTTCGCAATGAAAAGCCTTGGAAAATCTCACATTGAAGACTGTTATAATGTATGTCTAAATTATATAAATCAAAAAGAATTAAGTTTGTAAGAGCCCTAATTCCAGGGCTCTTCTTTTTTATTTTAATTTCGCTTCGATTTTCGCTTTCGTTTCCGGTCCGTAAATGCCATCAGGATTTAGTCCATTCATCAACTGGAACCGTCTGATGGCATCAGCTGTTTTCGGTCCGTAATAACTATCTATCCCGAAGTTTTTAGCTTTTTTATCCGGATAGAAATGTAAAGCCGCCAGCGCTGTTTGAATCTGCTCAACAGCAGCACTGTGCATCAATGGGCTTTTCACTTTAAAGATGCCAGAGGGCAGATTAAAGGATGATTTCTTTTTGCTTGAGCTTGGTTTTTTCACTGCCTTGGACGAAGTTGTTTTCTTGCTCGATGTTTTGCCGCCAAGTGCTTTTAATTCAGCATCAATAGCCGCTTTAACCTCATTCCAGCGTCCCTCGTCTAAAATACGATGCGGGCAATACTTTCCGCTCCAATCTTGATGCTTTCGCACACGATCAATACCCCAGCCGCGTTCTTTAAGCAGCTGCGCCACAAACTTGATTGCCAACTTTTCAGCAGCATAGTATTTAGGCCCTCCTGACTTGCTGTAGCAGATTTCTACGCCAATAGACTTACGGTTCCCGGGACCATTTGTGCCGTCTCCTGTATGCCATGCATTGCGATTTAACGGCAGTCCTTGAATAACCTCTTTGTCATCAACAGCAAAGTGAAAACTCGTTGAACTGGTGTTTCCGGTCATGTAACTGACCTCGTTAGCAGCTGACGCATCATTCGCTGTATTGTGGATGGTAATGTATTCAGCATCCAAGTAGTTCGGGCATTTTAAAGCGTATTTTGCTTCTGATACAAGATTCTTTTTCACTGCAATTGTCATGAAAATCTCTCCTATTCTGTTTTTGAAATAAAAAGAGCCGCCAGCTGGCAGCTCATTTGGTTAGATTGTGATTTTTCAAGACGGCTTTTTGCTTGTGTCCTTTTGTTGTCACGTAGTTGTTTTTGAACCAGGCAGCAAGTGTCGTACCGATTGTGAAGATCAGAGAGCCGGCAGTATACACAGCATCCGCCAGTTGGTTCACCTGTACATCAGTAATATCCAGAGGTGATTTGCCGAACATCAGCATTGTTTGGTTAATCAGCGCAATTAAAAGAAGCACCGTCCGGACGACTGTGCCTTTATCGAAGTTTTTCATTTTGTGTATTCCTCCTTATTTTTGCAAAACAGTATAAAAAATAGCGATTGCTCCCCCTATAATTCCGGTGGAAATCGCTGTAATGATAGCGCCCGTGATTGTGCGCTTGATCCAAGTTGTATTCTCTTCAATTTTGTTGAGCTTTTCATTGAGTGACATGATTTGCTGATCTTGCCTATCTGAGGATCGTTCAAGAGAACTTACCCGTCTTTCCAGCGATTTTTGCTCTAGTTTAAACTCTGCCATCTCTTTTTGTATTACATTCACATCCGGTACCTCCGTCAATTGCGACATTAGTACGCCCCCCTTTTATCTATTTCATGCGATTTCACCTCCTTTGAGGCAAAATAAAAAACCCGTCAATTTGACGAGTTTATTAATCTCTCAGTATAAGCAGGGTTATTAGTAAATAACCCATCCACTCTTAAATTAATCATTGGCATTGTTTGTTTTTTCTCATTTTCCGCATCAAAAAATACATGGATTTTTAAATCTGCAGCATGAACTTTTTCAACAATATCTTTATCAACTAATTTGGCATTGGGGCCAACTGCATAAGCATAACTCTTTATCTGCTTTAGCTTATCAATATTTAAATCCTTCACTTCATCATCACCAAGTAAACGTACCAGTGGGATCTCTTTATTAACAGAATGTATCTTCTTTAAACTCTTCTCACTAAATGATTGTAATACTACTTTGTGGGTTGCTAACAGATTGTATTTATTTAGAATGTCAATGAGTTTTTGTTCCATTACTAAATTGCCGTTATTATCTTCTCTCGTTTCGATATAATACTTTGTTGAAAGACCAAATTCTTTTATTATCTCTTCTATTGTCAATATTTTTTGACCCTTACCTGCATTTAATTTTTTTAATTGAGATAGAGTAAGATCTTGAATTTTTCCCTTTCCGTTTGTTGTTCTCTTAACATCCTTATCATGAATCGCAACCAACTCATGATCTTTAGTCTGTCTCAAATCAATTTCAATGAAATCTGCTTTATCTTTTATGGCACGCTTATATGAGAGTAATGTATGTTCCGGTTCTAATGCTGAAGCGCCCCTATGTGCGATGATTAATGGATGATAATTAGGTGTTTTTGAAGGTTGTCCAGAACCTTTAACAACTGAACCTTCGTATGTTGAACACCCACTTAAAATTATGGAAACTATAAAAAGTAAATAGATAATATTTTTCATAGAGTTAAAATATCATATTTAATCTGTAGTAACAATATCTTCCTTAACTATTTCTTCATATTGACTCTCTGTTATTTTATTGTATGAGACAAAAGCTTTAACGTCATCCCTTGAATAACATCCCCATTTATAACATGTAAGAATGCTTTCATACCAATCCATTTACACAACCCCTTTTTGTGTAAGTGATAGGATTAAACCAGCATACATTTTGGCCTGTTGCTGCGCCATCGATTGAGTTTCAGCTAATTGGGAGATAAGTAAAGCATTTTGTTGTTTAAGTAAATCTAAATCAGAAGGTTCTCTGTTGGGCTCCAAACTTAAAATATAGTCCTCGGTTGCTGTCTCCCACCATTCATTTAATTCAGGATGAAATTGTGGCTTAAACATACCATCAGGAGGCGCAATTGTTGTGCAATTTTTTGGTAGATTTACTTCTTCATCAGTACCTATTTCATTAATAATCACAGGAGTTTCAAATATATAGTCGTCATCGTATTTATAGACTTGTATCATTCTAAAAAACCTCCTTAAACCGCCTTAAAACTAAAACCTAAACTAATATAATCATTTGGCTTAACTGTATTTGAACAATTTTCAATAATCACTTTCCCATCAGTATCTACAAGTAGCCTATGTGTCTGTGGAATACCTGACATGCCAACTTGTGAAGCGACTCCAACCCACTGAATTGCCCTAGCTGGTCTATACCCTATAGGTAACACGAAAGCAGGCACCCCAAATCCAATGGTACCTTTAGCAATAGCCCCTTCTACAAATACCGTTCCAGTTATATCCTTGGCATATCGAACTTTAAACTTTGTTTGATCAGTTTCATTTGCATCAGTATAGTTTACCCAATTATTTTGTAAAACTGGTGAGAACCATGTTAAACCGGTTAGTTTTTTTTCAAGGTTATCAGTGTATGACTTTGCATGAGCCTCCGTTTCTACTTTAGACCATCCAGTCCATCCTTGGTTTAAGTCCAAATAATTTGTGAAAACATTGTTTTTATAATCAATTGCAACGACATAACCAAATGTACCCTTTCCATTACTATCGACTGCGGTAAAGTGGAAAAATCCCCTTGTTGATAATGTAGAAGGCGCATTTGCAGGTTTTCCTGTTGAATAAAAGGTTCCGAATGTCTTTCCAGTTTCAACAATTTTACTTAGAAAATCATCTGTGTCTGCTATGGATATTAGGACTCCGCCCCCATCATTAGTAATTTTAGATAGTTGAGCCCCGTTCCACTTTGTTCGCTCTGATGCAGTTATATGAGCTGTATTATCTTTTACATGCGTATCAAACTCCGCTTTGGTTGCCTGTTTGTCATTTGTTACATTACCGAGCCCGACTTGATCTTTTGTCACCCCATGAGGGTTGCTTTTATCATTAATGTGTTGATCAGTATACGTTTTTGCATTTTTTTCGGCTGTATCAGCTTTGTTTTGCGCCCCTGTAGTCGTTTCCTTCGCATTCCAATTTGAACGCTCTGTGGCCGTGATATGGCGTGTGGAATCTGTATTGTGTGCGTTGAATTCTGTTTTTGTTGCTTGCTGCACGTTGTCTACGTTTCCTAAACCTACTTGGGCCTTTGTGACTTGGTTGGGGTTATCCCTACGCGCAGCAAATTCATCTGTATAAGCTTTTGCTGTTTTTAAAGCAGTAGAAACGTCATCCTGCGTTGCTCCGATCTCTTGCAATTCCTTTAGTGCATGATAGGCCGTATACTGATACCAGTTGAACCAATCCGCAGGGGGATGATCCATTGGTTTGTATCCTTCATCAATGGAGGACTGCGGGGGCCGCTGCCCGGCGTTCCCCCATTCAGGCAATTCTTTTGTAAAAGGCATAAACATCACTCCTTAAATCGGTAAAGGGTAATCATCTTCAGGCTGAAAGATTCCGCCGAGTGTTCCCCCATCTGTCCCGTCTGTTGAAAATCCATATTGACTTGTTTCTATAGAGTTAGCAGAGGACGAAAAACGAAAGGTGCCGTTTAAATCTACATAAGCCACCCGTACGCCTGCAGCTACTGTTTTTTGAACGATATTCGAAAACTGTGTTGCACTCATTCCAACTTTGCTCAAAGCCTCAATAGGTGCCTTTTTTACGATAATGGCAGCCGGTTCATCTTCATTGTTTTCCTTGCTGCTGACAATGTGTATTTCACTTGGCTTGCAGTTCAGTGTTTTGGCTAAAGCTTCAATGATCCGGTTTGTGGTGCCATCTGAAACATTTCTTGCAACCTTGCCTCGAATAAGCACACGATAAATTTCATCAGTGGCACGGCCTCTATCCTGCGACACGTTGTCACCAAGTAGATCCAGAGCCTTTCCTTTTGCCGCATCAATATCCCGCCAGTTCTCAGCTGTGGTCAGCGCGCTTTTAAGTGCTGTCAGCTGTTCATCGACAATTAAAAAAAGCTTACCGATATTGCTCTTTTCATCTTTCAAAAAGGCATCGGTCAGCTTCCCTATTAAGTCTTTAATCATATGAGATTCACCACGATTTCATCAAAATGTACCTGGGCAACCTCTTTAGGTTCAATTTCAATGTTTGACTGTGAAAGGTTTGTCGCATCTTTCCCCATCCTGATTGTTACATCAGAGACACCATCTACTTGATATACCGCGTTGAACAACTGCGACAATATAACATCATCGCCCATTTGTGAGCCAGTATAGTAAGAGCCGTTTGCATCAACTCCCCCGATTTTATAAACGAGGTTGTTTTTGATCTGACTTACTCCATCAATAGGGAAAGAAGCATTTGTTTTTAAATCCAGCTGCAGATATATTTTGACTTCCCTTGCAAAATCAAATTTGACGGCATGGTCAAGTCCGCTGGCGTCAGTTATGGTGACAACTTGCTCCCCGACCGTTTCAATTCCTGCAGCAACACTGTCAAACAGTGCTTGCGCAACATCATCTTTTGTACCGCCCAGAACATAAGCATGAATACTTTTTGGTGGGTTGCCGTCCGCATCTGTCTGCATGGTATTGTTGGCAACAATATTCGCTGAACGGACGCCCGACACGTTTAGCAGGGCTGAAATAATACCGCCATTTGTAGATGCTGAACTGCCCTCAACTGATTTCTTTATTCGTGCCCGGAATTCCGAATCTGTTTCCTCGTCGGCACCGCCTGCCGATGGTTCCGGATTTGTAACTGAATACACGCCCTCTGAGGGCTCTGCCTGCACGGTAATGGTATTTGCCGCAACATTGTTTATAACGCCCTTAGAAAGCGAGACAGCCGTCCCTGAGCCTGTCCCATTAGCCTCAATTACAACGTCCTCAATCAATTCAAAATAAATGCCTGATTCCGTTGTAAACTGTGTTTGCTCTTCAATTACGATGCCAGGCTCTCCGGTAAAGGACAATGTTACAACTGACTCCGCAGCTGGTTCCCTAGTGATTCCCGAGTTGCTGCCAAGACGATCAAGCTGCACGCCCTCAGACTTACTGACAAAGCCGCTATTATAAACTCTTTCTGCAATGTCCCACAAGCCGGCCAGAAACCAAGCGAAGATACGAATAATAATTCCTAAGGGCGTTTTACTGGATGTGTTTACATCCTCCCCGAATTGCTCCCGCGCCCGGTCCTCCATACTATCAACAAGCTCGGAATAGGTTTGCCGTTGAAAGCCTGTTTCATCAAGCAAGATCGACACCCCCTATCTCAATTGTTTCTTCATCCTCTTTTGTCATTTTCACATGCACTGCAAGACTGCGAGACTCTTTATCCATTAAAAAGTTCACCGATTCCACACTGGCAATACGCTCTTCTTGTGAAATGGCATTTATAATGTCATATTGCGCCTCTTCTTGATCAAACTGCTTTCTTAAAATGTTGCTGCGATCAAGGCCGACATGTTCATCAAGCTCAAACTCTCCTAAACTTGTTCTAAGGATCATTTCTACTGATTGAGCCAGCTCAGCATCACCCTCAACCATTTGTAATTCACCATTTTCAAAACAAAGATCCCCGTCTTTAAGCTTGAGAGTTTTCATCCTTCCCACACTCCTATAACAACTGGATCGTTTATACTGTGTGTGCGCCTCGAATCCGGATCAAAGGTTTTATTGCCGTCCAGGTTATCCAGTGAACGTTCAGCAAATGAAACAAACACGCAGGACCCTACTTTAATATCAGCTTCGACATGTTTCAAAACAGGCGCATGTTCGATTAAAGGGTATTCATGTAGATACTCACCATCATTGGTTTGAAACAGCAATTTCAGATCGGCAGTGTGTTTATCAGCATTGTAATTTACAACCCGTGCTGGAGCCGTTGTATGGATTGATTGTTTTATCCGCTGTTCGAATCCGTCAAAGAACTTTGTCGCTTTACTCATTAAATCACCCTACATTCTGTGAAAAAGTCTTTACCGTCAAAGGAATGAGAGCCATCTTTCACACGATATTTCCCTTTCGCTGTCTTGCTGTTTATTTCTATGATTGAAGCAACTGCGATACGATGCTGTAAAAGGCATTTCACCTTATACCCTTTGAGATCATCTTCCTCAAATTGTTCTGGCGTTTCCACCAGTCCTGTTGCTTCTTCGAGCTTGAAACGTTCATCATCTCCTTGACTGAGTGGCCGAATAACAGGACGGCCGCGCCGATAATACATGACTGCCCCAGCATCATGAATGACCTCTTCAAGATTGTTTTCAATCAATCCGGTGACACGATAGCCTTTTTTATAAACTTTATTTTTTGGCAGAATGATATTTTTCACTTTAATACCAAGCACACGCAGAAGCTTATCGACAATTTGCCTTGAGGTTGTGCCAGCCTTGAACGTGATTTTCATGTATCTCTTACGGTATCTGACCTCTGTTCGAGTGCCATAATTTCGGACCGTTTTATATGTCCGGCCGTTCTTGTCTTTTTTATAAGTCACCACAGGCTTTGCGAGCTTGTACCGCTTTTTCACGTAATATTTTTCAGCAGGATCAGCGTTTTCAGTGGTTACTTTCATATGGGTGTAATCATCGCCATCTTTTGAATAGATGGCCGTTACCTTATTCAAACCGTCCCAATTATTCAGCACCTTGGTAACTTTACCGATAGTTAAAACACCGTAATCGTCTTTATAACCAGCTTGAACAGTGATAGTGCTGCCTTTTTTAATTTTGCTGATTGAATCTTTGCTTAGATTGTATATTTCAACCTTTGTTTCATTCGGTTTGAAGTCATCATCAAACGGGACCTCAAAATGAATCTCTAAGTCCTTATAATCGAAAGTGGTTTGTGAACTGCCGTTATCTATCGTGACCTTAACGACGCGCCCAAACAGCATTTTATTCGTCGCCATCGTCTTCGCCCTCCGCATCGTCCGAGACATCATCAATATAAAGAAACACGGTTTGCATAAAATTCACGTATGTAACCCGTGTTTCTGTATTCGATTCATCCATAGGGATTAAGGAGGGTGCCGGCAGCTTCTCGTTTACAATGTCTTCCCACAAAGGGACGTTCAAAATCAATTTTTCACCCAGCACGATTGGTTCCATGTCCTGATCGTATAAATCAAGTGAGAAACTATCGTCTGTCTGGTTGTAATTGATACGCAAAATGAACGTGTCATCTGCTAAATCAAATTCAAACTGCTGTGGTATGTCCTCTTTGTCAAAAGGAATGTAATCTCTCGATGCCATGCCTTTCCCTCCTTCATCTGATCCTCATTTTGACCCCTATCGGAATTCTTCGATCCGGCCAGGGATTCAACCGACGTAAAGCATTTACAGTGGTGCCGTATTTACGAGCGCATCCCCAGTAAGTGTCACCCTTCTTGACCTTGTGGTATAGCTTGCTGGATTTTTTTGTTTTCTTCTTGCTGGCTTTCTTCTTTTTCCCGGCTGTTTTCACTTTCTTTTTGACCCACGGGCTTTTTGCAATACGGATTTCTTGCAACTCAATTGAAATAGCAAAACCGTTTGTGTAATCGCCTGTGTCGCGATCTATCTTTGTGATGATCACATTTTTAGCAACCTTACGCCCGGTATAAGTCAAAAGAGTTCCAGCATAAGCTTGCTTTTTCAGATATTCATAATCACTATTTGCTGTTTTGCCTAATAAATAGCCAGAGACTGTTGTCGTCTCTGGCTTTCTTTGTACATGGTCCGTGATCGGGACCCCTTTTTCAACTGGATATGATGTAACCTCCACATCCGCACCGTCAGATTCCTTTTCGTTTACAAGATTAATCTTTCCGAGCTTCGCCAATTAATAAGCCCCCTCTGGTGGATAAAGCGACTTCAGCATGTCGAAAACTTCGTCAAATGTTTCAGTTACAGCCTTTTTCACCTTTGTTTCTGCTCCTTCACTGCCGCCCTCAACTTTTACGTTGATCGACGGGTTAAACGTGATATTGACAGATGAACTGTTTGAGCTTGTAGCAGCTTTTTCTGGTGTATATCCAGTATCCGCGCCAAGCTCCCGACCGAGTGCAGCATACATTCCGAGTGATTGGTTTCTGTATCGTGGCTCAGTTGTGATGACATACTCCCTAAAGCCGTTTTCACCAAGCGTAGCGACTTGCGGGCTGTTTATGACTCCACCCGTCGCATAACCTCTATACGGCCCACCATGAGCCATAGAAACGAGCCCAGGGTGTTTTAAAATGCCGCCGTATCTGCTGTTCAAATAATTGATAGCAGCAAGGATCTGGTCAACTGGATTTTTAATATTTCCGTGCCCCGGTTCCTTGTGAGCGTTGAATGTGCTTGGAATGAACTGCATAAGCCCTTGAGACGGGTGCCCGGCTTTCCAGTTTGAATCCCATCTGTTCACAACATTAGGATTTCCTCCTGATTCTTTCATGGCAATGGTTTCAAGTGCGCCAGCATATTCAGAGCCAAGGCCCTTGATTGATAGCGCTTGAGCTACCCACTTTTTGACGGCTTTTGAGCCGCCACCTGAAAAGCTTTCAGCGTAACTGGACATTTTGCCTTTAACAAAACCAACGGCTTTATCTTTAACAAAATTAAAAGCTCCTTTTGCAAGATCGCCGAACGATCCGGACATAGAAGGAGCTTTAACACCCATATTTTCCAAGACCTTCGTTAACAGTTTGGATGGATGGCCGACATAATCAAATACATCAAGGGCTATGTCTTTGGCTTTTTTCACCACATGTTTTGCTCCATCTATTGCTGATGTAGCCTTGTCTTTGACCCAACCCAAAGCACCTGAGATACCTCCACCAACATTGCCACTACCGTATGCAGGGAGAGCCGATAAAGCAGCCCTTGTCTGTTTTGCGGATAACACCTCAGTGCCTTTCGGAAGGTTCATCAGTGTATCTGTTGCAGGACTAAACCCTACGTGTCCTGAAGGTGTCCGATACATTTCAGGTCCAGCGTTTGCCCCTTTACCGTCTCCCAGTATCGCTGGGCCTCCCGGATGTCCGCCGGTTCCGTGCGCATATTTAGGTACTTCCCATTTAGGGATATGCTTATCTTTCAAACCGATCTTATCAAGGACCCAGTTCACTCCGCCGATTACACCATTTACGCCTTTTCCGAGTGCTCCGGCAAGTTTGTTCGCTAAGCTAGTCACACCAGACACAGCCTTATGAGCCATGTTCTTAATTCCATCACCGATTTTACCCGGAAGTTTCTTGGCCCCTTCGACTAAATCATTGAAACGATCCATAACTTTTTGACGTAAATCAAGCGCCAATAACGCGACTTTATTTTTTATATAAAGCCATCTATCAGTGATTGCTGAACCCATATTACTTACAAGCTTTTTCACCATGCCGACAGCACTAGAAAAAATTTGTTTCACTCCATCCCACATCATGCGGAAATTCCCAGTGAATAAGCCTTTGAAAACCTTCACTATTCCCATAATAATGCCGATTGCACCCTGTATTATCGCAATGATATTTTTAAGTGCAACTTGAATTATTGAGAGCACAACTGGAAACACAGCAGTCACGATATTTAGGATGAAACGGATCGCCGGAATGACCACAGTTGTGATGATATTCGCCAGAAATTGCAAAAGAGAAACAACAATCGGAAGTACCGCTTGTATGATTTGCATGATCTGCGGGAATACCTGCTGCACAACTTGAATCAAAATAGGAAGTGCTGCTTGCGCCAACTGTAAAATGATTGTTGCCGCTACAGTAAGCAATTGAGCCACGATTGGAAGAACAGCCATGATGACTTGTTTAATAATCGGGAACACTTGCTGCACCGCTGATAAAATTAACGGCAGAACTTGAACCGCTATTTGTCCGATGGATGAACCTAAAAGCTGAATCAATTGCAGAACAATCGGAAGAGCTTGTTGTACAATGCTCAGGATCAATGGGAACGCAAGCTGAATCATCTGGACCAAAATCGGTAAGGCATTTTGCACAATTGAAACAAGGATTCCTGAGAAACTGCCTATCAATTGAATAATGATTGGCAGCACTGCATTAATTACGCTCAGAATGACTGGAAAAATCGTCTGGAAGCCTTGAACAAGTAACGGTAGGATGCTGCTTGCTATTTGCAAGACACTTGTCCATAAAGTACCCGACAACTGCATCCAAGCTGAAAGCAATTGCTGAATCAGTGGCATGATTTGCGGACCGATTGTCTGGAACGTTTGCGAGATAGCTGCAGCAAACAAAACAAGCGTGCCGCCTATTTGAACGAAAGCCTGCTGAAGTTGTCCGGCCAGCTGCTGAAACTGTGGCGTCAATTGCGTAACCAATTGCCCGAAAGACTGTTGAAGCGTGTTGATGATTGGCTGCAATGCCTGAAAAACAGTCGTTAGAACAGATTGTACCGATGTCCATGCCGTCTTTAAGGCCTGGCTTACATTTTGGTTTGTTTGTTGCATGCGATACAAGGCGCCGGCAACACTCAAAATAGCACCGACAGCCACACCGATTGGCCCTGACACTCCGAGGAATGCAAGTCCGATCGCCGCGACAAACGGAGCAACCAGAGAAACCATTCCTTTAAAACTGGAAAGACCGACTTTCAACTGCTCCATGAATCCTTTTACGATGCCGTTTAGACCGTCTGACAGCCCTTTACCGAAGAAATCAGAGACTGTCTTTCCGGCATTATGAATGAAGCCTGACACGTTTTTCACAGCTGTTTTATAGGCCGACTCAATTCCAGCCACTAACTGTGGATGCGATTCACCGAGACGATCCCATAATTTCAAGGATTCAGCCTGCATTTTATGAATGGCTGTGATCGCCACGTTTTGTGCGTCCTTGAATCCTTTCATGAATGCAGGTTTTAAACCCTCAGCCTCTTTGATCATGGTATGGAATGCACCGACAACCGCCGATTTCCCCATGTTAGCAAAGCGTTTCATCGCGTCTGTCGCTGGCTTGAATCTTTCTTGAAGCTTATCGAAATTCTTGTACAGCAAATAAATGCCGGTTACAAGGAGAACGATGGCCCCCGCAACGACATACACCGTGCCCGACATAGCAGCCAGCCCGGTTACAACTGGACCAATGAACATCCACAAACTGCTGAGAGCTCCAAGGAACCCATTAACTAACCCTACCCCTATCGCTAGTGGCGATAAAAGTAGGGTTAAAACAGGGATGAGAAGCATAAATCCTTGGATCATTTTCGAGAGTACAGGGTGCGCCTCATTAAACTGAATGATCAGCTTCGCAACGGCCGTAATGCCCTTGTATATCGCCATTGCAAACGCTGCAAACACTTCAATTGCTGGCTGAATGGCTTTCAGTAGTGTAATGCACATCTCTTCCCATGCCTTTGAATAGCCGGGAACTGTTTGTGTTGCCGCTTTATGAAGCCCTTGGAACATGAAAAAGTTTGTAAAAGCCGCGCCCAGTGCCACCATTTGAAAACGCATATAACCCTGAGTAATCATCATTGTCATATCGTTAAGCTCTTTCATGTTGGCAGTAGGTCCGAGCATTTTCAGAGCCAAATGCGCAGCAGTACCCTGCTTTGCCATGTTCTCAAGCGTATTCGATACGGCAAGCCCCGCTTTATTGACTTGATATAACGGGTTTCCCATTCGGTCATAGTTCGCCGCGATCTTCTCGGATTGAGTGGACCGGGCCATCAATGTCCCTACAGTCTGCAGCATGCTCATGCGCATCATTTTGTTGTTTTTCATCATGTTGTCTGTTACTTGCTTGTGAGCACGTCCCAGCCTGTACACTTCATCCATAAACTGCTGATTGGTACCGGACCAGCTGTCCATCTGGTTCCCTAACTGAAAGAAACCATACTGGGCTCGGATCAATTCATTCCGGAAACCGTTCATGCCATATCGTTCTTCATGCCAGGCTTGACGCATTTCATTGAGCATTCGTATTGTATCGGCTTCTAGTCCACGGGTTGAGCCGCGCAAAAAGTCCATTTCACGGTTATACTGCCGGATTCCCCGGTAGTCCGGGGCCGGGACAGCCACCGCAGCCACGTTATTCTGAACGCTTTGCGTGTTCTGCTGGGTAACGTTTGCTGCAGGCGTACCAATACGGCTCATATCAACGTTATTCAAATTCTGCCTGAGTTGATCAATTGACTCATTGGCATTTGTTATAGAAGTCTGATCAACATTGATATTGACATCAGACGGCAGGCTTTGAATAAGTCTGCTTGTCTCTTGTACCTGGGTATTCAGCTGGCTCAAACGGGATGTAACTAAGTCGATTTGAGGCCCTAGCCGTTCAATCGTCTGGCTGGCGGTTTGCAATGACGAGTTGTCCAGTATCATACTCATATGGATGTCTCTAAAATTCCGCTGTTGCCTTTGAACCTGAGCCATCCGTGTACGCATCTGTGAAAAACTGCCGCCGGCATCGCCGACATGATCAACGAGTCTATCTATTTGCTGATTTGCTCTTTCTAGAGGGGAGGTATCAACGTTCAATTCAACGTCAATATGCGTACTTCTTAATGCTTCTGACAACGTTCATACCCCCTCATTTCCTTTTGTTCCTCTTGTTTTCTTGCTCAATGTGGATGTCTAGTGCTGCGTTTGCTTCCATCAGCGTGTCGAGATCCATCGCCGCGACCTCTGAGAAGGAGAACTTCTCAGACATCACGAGCCGATACATAGGCCAGTTGTCACTCGCCTTCTTTTTGTAATACTGCCTTGGTTTGGGTTTGGTCGATAAGAAAGGATTGAACCTCTCTCATTAATTCCATGAATCCTTCGTGTTCATCGAAATATTCATAGTTTACTTTCGGATCAACAACAACTTCTTTCATGTACAAATCATATAAATCTGCTGAGGTAGGCTTTCCTGTATTTAGGTTGACTGCTTCATCCTGTAATTCAACCATGCGTCTTGTTCCTGGGTGTTGAAGAGTGTACTCAGTTCCTTGGATAGTTACTTTCTTTTGTTTACCGAATTTTGACATAGGTTTTCCCTCCGCTTGTTTAGTTTGCATATATTGAAAAGCAGCCCTATTGGACTGCTTTCGCGCGTTTGATTTCTTCTTTTTTGCCATAGCTTAATTACTGTTCCAATACTGTATAGTCAAAGACTTGAATCTCGAACTCACGATCTCCAATCTCGTCACTGAATTCAGCGTCAGCAGGCTTTTTGACCATCGCTTCTGTGCCGCCGATTTTTTCCTGTCCGCCCGTTACCCAGATAGGGAATGTTTGGGCTGTATTCGCCAGTTTGTTCAGGTATGGTACAAATGGCGATCCCATGGAAAGAGTCAGTGTAATTGTTCCGAGTGGATTGTTTTTCGTCGCAACACTGACATCACCCTTGGCGCTGACTTTCGTCGAGAACTTTTCTTCATCTTTGGAACACGAAACCATTGTGCCCTCGGAATAACCGGTTACGATTTTCCCGTCAATGTTCGTGTTGACTTCATTTGCATCATAAACGTATGCTGCCATTGTTTAGATCCTCCTTAAATTGAGATTTCACCAGTGATTTCAGCAGAATGAACCGCGCCAGCCAGCTCAAAAGTAAATGACAGGCCGTCGTATACACGATTTTTTCTGTTTTCATCTGTGATTTGATCACGGGTTTTAGTGCTGATTGAATACACCGGCTGTCCGTCTGCATCTTCGGCAACAATGCCATTTGCAAAGGCTGTTTGCAGAACATTTGTGACCTGTACACTCAGCAATGAAAAACCAGCATTCGAGAACGGGATTTTGCCGTTGTTTGAGAATGCTGATTGTATTGAGGTTTCAATATTCAATTTCACCCAATCTTTGCCGTGCAGCACGTCGATATATTCCCCGGATGCAGTAATGCCTTCGGATGTCTCGTTGTGGCCCGCTTTGGTTACATAAGCGATAGCCCCTTCTGTATGCAGCTTTTTCAACTCGTCTGCCTTAATATCTTGAGGTGTGATACCTACGATATTTTTAAACTTCCAAGTTACTGATCCCACTGTGTGGGATGCAACCGAACCAACAAGACCAGCGTCCGGATGCTCGTCATTTAACGGGTGATAGAAAACGATTGTGCGATCCTTGCCTTTGTAAGAAGCAACTTCTTCCCGGTCAGTGACCTGTAAAACTACAAATTTATATGATTTCTCTTCCATCGCTTTTGCCGCTTCCATTCTTTCGTCCGCTGTAGCATCAGCAAGGATCAAGAAGTGCCAGTCCTTGTCGAAATACTCGTCAAACGCATTCCGAATGGAGAATGTTGCTTGTGTAGTCGCTCCTTCTTCTGGCGTTTCTGTGCTGCCTCCATACGTACCGATGGCAACCTTTGACGGTGCATTGTCACCCTGAGCAAAGATAGCCGCAGCCTTTTTATATGCTGCTGTCGTTTCCGCATAGTCTGCCTTAATAGCTTCTAATGAGCCATATTCTTTATATGTGTTGTGGCCGTCTACCTTTGCGAGAATCAGAGGTGTTCCCAATCCTTTAAGGCTGGACGGTTTCACTAAGTCAATTTTGACTGTAACGTCACTAAGTGGCATATGAATTACCCTCCTGTATTTTCAATTCGTACAGAGTCGAAAACCTCTGCATTTGCTTCTCCATGAGTGACACGCGTTCTAAAGCGCGTATCAAAGCCGTGACGGCGTTCTGTGTCAATCGTGATAAATGTATCTCGATTACCGAAACCGTCGTTCCTGACCCACGCCAGCCCATTATCATGAAGCTTTTGACGTGCTTCAGCTGTTTTGAAGTACGCCGCTGTTTGTTGAGCAAGGGAAATGGCCTCAATATGGCTGTTTGAAACCCATGTAAAAGAGAAAACAAGCTCGATGTCTTCCGTTAACACTCCCTGTTCTTCAATGCCTCTATGTTGGGGCAAATACGGGGAAGTCACGGTATACGTGCAAAAAGGATAGACAGGTTGTTTCCCTGTACCATTTGCAACGATTACGGCATGGCCTGTTTCCTCTCTAATCAGTCCCAAGACTGTTTGTATTATGCTGTTGTAGTCCATCTGAATTGATCACCGCCTTTAAGATATAGCTGTTGAAATCGGCATACGTCCCATAAGGCGTCATCGCTTCAACATCAAAGGTGGCGCCACCAAAAATCACCTGAGCTTTCAGAGGAATTTCGTTCTTGATAAATAGCTGCCTGTCCATAGATGTAAGCCGGCCGCCAGATTGATAGACCAATTGAGACTGCAAAGGAACTATTGCTCCTCTTTCGTCTGACTTCGTCGGTTCCGGTGGCACCCATTCGCCAAGATCATCATATGAACCCTCTTCAGATGGGATAAGCAATGTAAAATCAACACTGTACCGCTTAATCAGATCAGAAAAAATGAAATGATTACCCATCACTTTCAACCTCATAATCCATAGAGCCAATCATTTCCCCAGTATCAACCAATGGGTTTGAAGAGCCTTTTTCCTCGGTTGTAAATGGATGGTTTGCCGGGTTCCGCAAGTCTCGGGCATACACTTGAAGCCGCCCTTTCGCAAGCAGGCCGACTGTTTCCATGATGTCATTCATCGAATCACCATGTTCTAACGCTCTATTGACCAGATCTTCTACCTTTTGAACGATCTCTTCCTCATTCTCGTCCCATCCAGCACGGATAAATGAACGCTCTGGAATGTTGATATATTGAGTTTCTTTCTTTAGGTACAGCCCTTTTGCAGCAAGATAGTTTCGCATGCGATCAGTAACAGCAATACGGCAGCCGAATTCATGAACAGCCGCGATCATTTGCCGCTCACTGTCCAGGATTCCAACTTTCACCTTACCGACTGAACCGAGGTTTCTTATGACTTCTGGAATACGGTTGCTATCTCGTACCCGAATGTTTCTATGTGCCATTTGATCACCTCAGTGCCCTAAAACGTATTTTTCTGTAGGGCCGGAATAACTCATGAACAGGATTGAGCCTTTCTTCATCAGCCGCATAGGATCTACTCATGCCCCCGATTGATTCAGATAAGACACCTGATGGGCTTTCCCTCTCAATCTTAATTAATAGGGCGATCCCCTTTTTTACGGCCGAAGGAAGAGACACAGTATTATCTGGACCAACAAAGAGATTGTTGCAGTATGCCATCGCATATGAAATACCATCTTCCAGATCAATTTGCAGTTTGGCATCCTGCGATGTGTCGTCAGCTGGAATCCCTAACCTGACTTTTAATTCTGCCAAGTCCATTTCTCTCATTCCTTTCAAAGAACCGGTTCATATGTCGCAAAGCATCGGCAATTAATATCATTTGATGGATCACCGCTTTGCCCCGGCGCTTCTGCTGTTACATGAACACCATTTTTATTAATGCCAAGATCAAACAACTGATTGACCATGCGTTCCTGCCCTTCTAAATGGACATGATCCGCATGTTTTGTCTCACGTACTCTTTCATCCCCAACGTTGTGCCAGATTTTTTTCATGTTGATGCCCCGCGACTGAGCTTTTTTAGCAGCGTCGAGCGTTGCCTTTTCCCTTGTGCGATGCATTTCTGTATTTGCAATGCGCTTTGATCGGTTGTAACTCAGGCCGACATCAGTCTGCAGTTCCTTCGCTATCTGAGCAAAGCGTTTCCGCTCAATAAAACCGCGTTCGATTGTCTTGTTAATCTGCTGTATTGTCTTTTTGCGATCAGTTTCAATGGCTTTGTCCATTTGTTTACTTTTAATAGCCCGCTGAACGTCTCCGGGAGCCCATTCAGCAGGCAAATTCATCTGATTCAGTGTTGCTTTTGGCCGCGCAAGTTTTATCCCTAACACAGCCAGAACGCCAAGGATCAGCCAGCTGTAAGATGATTCGTAGGTTTCTTCAAGGAATTCTATAATCATAGCTTTGACTTTCGCTGAAAGATCACTAATCAACGATGTGATTTCCCGCTTTATTCGGTTTAGATCACCGTGTCGATTAGCGTCAGCAAGTGTTGGCTCTTCGATTTGATCAAGCTTGACGAATAACGCAGTCAGCTTTGACAGCACATCTTTTGAAGCACGCTGAAAAAGCCGCTTGAGTTTCCGTAAGAATTCCTTGGTTTTACGGTTCAACGGCTTCAAAAGCTCTTTTTCAGTTTGTTCTTTATCCACCGCTTACCCTCCTACTCCTCGGCTGTTTCTTTGGCGTCAGACTCTTGTGTGTCCTCGGCTTCTTTTTTACTTGTGCCCTTGTCTAATTTAAAGCCATGAGCCTTGTAAACTACCTCGAAAGCACGTTCAGTGACTTCTAGTGTCTGTTTACCCTTCTTAATTCTGACCATTATGCGCCAGTCCCTTCAGCTGCAGGAGTTAACGCAGCGAATGCATCTTCAGCCAATGTCATGAAACCGACTTGCTGAGTTACACGCAGCGCAACCATATCTTGTTCGAAAAGGCTGACAGGTTTTCCGTCTGGTCCCGCAATTGTATGAAGTGTTGCATCCTCTGAAATTGAATATTCCATACCTTGAGGAATACCATAACGCGCATAATCCCAGTTACCCGTGAGTAAGTGCGCCTTGCTATAATCCCAAGAATCTGAATTGACATATCCAATTGGTAAACCTAAAGCAGAGTTAGTAGCTCCTGCTCCCGGATCATTAAAGATTGGAGTGCCCTTGTCATCTACAGCGCCTCTAAGTGGTTGTTTAAAACGTCGTGTTGTGGTAAATCCGTTAGGATCTTTGTCAGCTTCTTCAATCAAAGAAATAACACCGTTTAATTCTTTGTAAAGGTTCCCTAAAGATCCTAATTGCACTTTATTCCCGCTTTTTTCGATTTTCTCAAAAATTGAAACATCTTCACCGAAAGGAGATCCATTTCCGAATAATGCAGCTTGGTCAAATTTCAACGCAAATGCTTCAGCGATAGGAGTCTGCATGCTTGTAAAGAAATCCTTTACCGAATAGCGTAAAAACTCTTTTGTCACAGGAATAATAACACCGATCTTTTTAGAAACCATTTTAGCTGTTAACCATTCCGCTTTTGATGTCTGGATTCGCTCACCTTCTCCAACCCAGTAAGCCCCTGGCCCAGATGCTAAATAAGTGAATATTTTTTCTGTCTTGTCCATTTCTTCGTATTTTGCCAATTGTGTCACAACTGATTTAGTCATGAATTCCTTTAAAACAAGTGTTCCTTCTTCTACTGGTACTGATCCTGTTTTTGCATCTTGCATCAGTACATTGTTTGGATTGAATGCCATGATAGTCCTCCCTATTGTCTAATGTTTACTGATTTTGCGAGCGCCCCAATATCAACAGACCCGCTGGCAGGTGATGAATCACCCTTTTCAAAGCTACTGCCGCTCTCTTGGAACTTGGATTCAATAGCTTTTTGAACTGCAGCTGTGTATTTCTCTTCAAACACACTGAGATTCTTCATAGTCGTTTCTTCATCCTCACCGATAAAGAATTCCACTACATCTGCCGGTAGTTGCTTTTCAGAAGCATAAGAGACAGCTTTGTTTAAAAGCTTTTCACGTTGTGCTGCTGTCTTCTGATCTTCCAGCTCTTTTTCAAGCTTCCTGATGCGTTTCTGTTCCTCGGTTTCTTCCGGATAAAGCTCTTTTACCTTTGCATCAACTAGAGCATCAAGGTTGTTCGCCTTCCATGTCTCAAGGCCTTTTGTAAAATGGGAATCCAGCCGTGGCTGAATGAGTCGTTTTCCCTCTTCTGTCTCAAGGAACCCTTTCACCTTATCTGCTGATACGGCCGAAAGTTCTCCTACAAATGCTTTTACTTCTTCATTGTCTTTATTCTCATCAAGAAACTGCTTGATTTCTTCAATATTCACTTATGATCAACCTCCGTGCCGTACAGTACGAGCCTGCACGTCAAAGTTTCCCGGCTTTTAAAGACTTCCGGCAGGTCAGTTCTCGTCTTCGTTATTGTCTTTTTCATCATCAAGATCATAGGCATCTTGTTCAGCTTTCATTCTCTCAATCTCATATTGCACATCATCGACAATAGAGAGTGTTGAAAGGCGTGTCTCTTCGCTTACCTGGCCTTTAAATTGCGCAGACGTCTGCGCCTCTTCCAAGAGATTTGACGGCAGATTCCGTTTAAATGAAAACCAGACCTTCAAATAATCATCAGGTTTCACTTTGCTCTTTTTCGCCCATGCAGAGCAAAGCAACTTGTACTGATACCGCAGAGCAGCAGTCATTTTCCGCTCCATTGTGATGCACTTATTTTCAAGGGCCATCAGCTTGTATTTCATTGCAACGCCTGTCACATTCCCACCGAATGATTCATCAGAGAAATTGACCGATTTTGCCAAACGAAGAATATTTTCTTCAAGCCTGTTCAGATGGTTTTCAATCATGGTATCGTTTATGTCTTTGGTCAGGAATTTCACGTCATCATCTTTCCCGAACAATTCAAAAACACCGTTCTTTTTCAGTTGCTGGATTTCTTCATCATCCATACCAGCACCCTTTAAAATTAAATAAGCCAGCCGCAGCTGCTCGATCTCGTTTGATGCATCAGAAAGAGTGCGATCGTATGCATCTATAAGTTGGATCACCTTTTCAGCATCACCCATCTGTTCATCATTGTTAGGCAAGCCGAACAAAGGGCAATAATCGAACATGTGAGGCTTCTTTTCTATCAAAGTCCAGTTGCCGTCACTTTTTTCGAAGAAATAGGCTTTCTTATCATCGTAAAATGTCACTTTCTCACGCTGAATACTCTCATTGTTAACCCAATCAAAGACTGTATAATATCTCAGTGCAAAAGTAGGCTCTGTGATGTCATTCTCAGCAATAAAAACAACTTCCCAAGGGTTAACATTCGCAACTCTTTCCGAGCCGTCAGGAGCAATATACACAAGCCTAGCACCATAACCACAGATGGCCGCTTTCTTACCCCATTCGCTATCAGCATCAGCAATGTTATTCACGTTATTAAACCTATTGATTTGCTCAGCCAAGGCTGTATTTTTGTTTTTCCCGTCTTTCTCCGTCTCGTAAGAGATTGGATGACCAAACATATACCCAACCTTTGTATCCACTATCTCGGCATCAAAGGCATTATTGAGACGATTGTTTACTCTGTCATCTATACGGCGAACAGCTCCTGTTTCAAAATCTTCGAATTTAGCCGCTTCACGTCGTAAAATTGGAACACCGGCAACGCTGGCTTTATAACGTTCATACCTAGCTATGGCTTTTTCTTTGATTGGCTCATGCTCTTTAATAATTTGATCAATGATGGTGCCGTCAATCTCATTATTCCGAAGATAATTTAAAAACTTGTTCATGTTCTCACCCCTTTCCTTTGCGTCTCATAGGTTTGTTGTGTGTATAAATGGCATATCGGATAGAGTCGAGCACATCGTCCCACTCTTTAACTGGCTCGCCTGTATTTGGATTCCAAACATACATAAAGATCTCTTTTTTAAAGCGACTAACTTTATCTTCAACAATAAAAAGCAGATCCCGTTTGAACAGCCGCGCCACTTCTTCGATACCTGAAACAACTGCCTTATCAGCATCTAATGCACGCAGCTTCTCTCTACGAAAACGCACGATATGTTCAGGCCGAGCTGTATCACAATAGAAATTAATGTTGCCATACCGCTCTTTGATGTCCTTTGCTACCTTCACCCAGTAGTCAATCTCTTCGTGCTGCTTGCAATGTTCTTCGAGCAAATAAAAACACCCTTGGTCATCTTGTCCGATTACGACAATAGAACCCGGGTGCTCATATCCCCAGTCAACGCCAGCAAAGTATTTAGTGAAGTTGACTTGTTTATTTTCCGTCTCTTTAGAACTGATATAGTGCTTGTCTTTGTTGAAATCCTTGTATATTACGCCTTCCGGAGCAACCCAGTAGCCGTAAATATCTCGATCCGTAAACATGCCGCTTGGTGTTGAGGCAACAATACTTTCGACATATTCAGGATCAAGAAAGTTGTTATCGAACAACGAGAAGTGAAAAGAACGGATATTCAGCCGACCGTTTTTCAGCCGCTGCCCGTCTTTGTCGATATAGTCCGTTTTGACGGTGTGCATCGGGTTTTCAGGGTTTGTATCCATCATGACCATTGCACCCCTATAGGAGCAACGAGAAATGACTTCCTTCACGAATGAATCATGCAGGGCAGTCGCTTCGTTTAGGAATGCGCCAGCTGATGTGAAACCCCGTGCCTTTTTCCATGAGTCTGCATTTGCACCATCAAAGCAATAAACACGGTTTCCGAATATCTCAACGGCATTCGCTTTATCAAGGCGCAATTCTTTCCCCAGGATGAGCTCTAAATCATTTAGGATATTCCGCTTTATAGAAGCCTGAGTTGCCCCGCCAATGATAAAAGAAAGCCCCATGTTTTGATATTTGCTGATGTGCCCAAGGAACGTCAAAAGGAGCACGAATGTTTTTCCTGCCCTTTTCGCCCCGCTGCATATTAAGATTTTTGGCTGCTCTTCAATAAAGCTATTCCACACTTCTAGTTGCTTTGAGTTAAGTTCCATGAGGTTTCACCATCTTCCTCAACATGGCAGCAACTTCATTTTCTTTAGAGTTTCCGTTATCGCCGTTAATATCTTTCTTCACCTTCTCAATATTCAAGCGCATTTGCTCCAATTTAAGGCGACGTTCGTCTTCTTCATGCGCCAGTAGAACAAACTGTTTTATCAAGCTCCTGAGCTCTCCCATTGCCCGAGATTGAGCATTCAAAAATGAAGCTTGACGATCCCAAGCAAACTGTATTTCAAACTCTTCCTCAGCAATGGACTTTTCAAAATACTCGTTTCCATCTTCGTCCTCTTGAGGTTGATAAACGTATTTTGCTTTTTTCTGTTCTTTTACAAGATCATCTTTATCTTGTACGAACATGATAGGCTGCGCCCGGATAATGGCTGCATATTGAATTTGTATCTGATCCCATATTATATCAGCAGGCGAACGCTCCTGAATCTCTTCCATGATCTCAAGTGTTTCTTCTGGCAGGAATTTAGAGAAAAAGCCGTGAGTCACAGCGTTTTGATTGCCTGCCGGAGCCGCGCCGCCTTTGTTTCCTAATGCGTTTTTGTTGCCGGGCTGTCCGCCTTTTTTTGTGTGCATACTTTTTGAAATGGGTGCACCCTTTTTTCTTTCCCAACCATGCCGCTGTTTCCACGATTTGATGGTGTTCACCGACACCCCATACTTTTCGGCAAGGTCCTTGTATTTCATGCCTTTGACGTAATCCTTATACGCCTGAATGTGCTTTTCGGGCATCTACATTCACCGCCGCCCCCTTCTGATTCGTGTTTGTTTTGGAGATTATTTTCTCGGGATGAACTCGTCATCGTGTGCAAGCTGATGAATAGTGTCTTTCCCTATTTCCGCAAGTCCCACAGCCTGCACATATGTTTCCGTGTCATGTATTGTCATTGTGGTGCCATCCTTCATATTGAAAGTAGCAACATAGCCATCTATCTCATGAAAGTTCTGCTCCATCCAATTAATCAGTCCGTTTGTTGGACCAGGAAAGACTCTCCTTACATTACTCATATAGCTCCCGCCTTCATCAATCCTTTTTGACTTTGATGGTTATAGCGTGAATACAGACCGCAGTCCAAAAAATAAAACCCATCGTCATAAATGGGTGTGCATAAATTGTCTCCATGCTGTTCCTCCTTCATATTCTCTCTAAACCACCACCGCGCTCAAGCCGTTAACCGCCAATTGTCTATCCTGAGACTTACCGGAAGCAGTTTACAAAGAACATAAAAAAGCACCCTGGAGGATGCTTTTGAGATTTTATAATTGTCTTGAGGTTCTTTCTGCAAAAATAAGCAAGTTTTCTTTTGGTGACAACAATTTTTCAACAATCTTATAATAACTTACAGAACCGAAACTATTGTATTGGTTCACGTTATATCTAACGAAACTGTTTGTTAATAGCATGTCTTCTTTCTTAAATTCTTTCGTAATTTCAACACAGCTGTTTTCTTCAATCAAAAAAATAGCATTCGAATGTTGATCAATAAACTTCCAATCAACGGATTGAATTAAATTATCCAAATTTTTCACCTCCCCACCTTATTATCGGCTAAGGAGTGTGACAAAGGAACTATTTGCAAAATTTGTCGAACGAAAGCACCCTTCATAAATAGGTGGCAGTCGTAAGACAAAAAAAGCACCCTTTAGCTGCGGGTGCCATCAACGTTTCTTTTTATAGCCTTCAATGTCTTTTCTCAAGAATAGGCGATCTCTATTTGTTGTTTTAATCGGAATCAATGTTTTGTAATCCACCAGCTGCTTGAGGTTCTGCCGACTGCATCCGATAATCTCAATGGCTTCAGATGTCGTTATGACTTCTTTATCCATGAATTCTCTTAGCTCGTCAATACTTTCAAAAACAAACCTAGTCATTCCGCGTGTTCCTCCATCTAAGGATAATATTAATAATAGTGATTACCAACCAGGCAAGAGCCAAAACCATTGTAATGATATCCAAAGTACCAAGATGATCATAGTCAAAGTTTGCAAACACTGCCACGAACAGAACAAAGAATATTACCGTTGACCCGTCTACTAATTTTTTCATATAGTTGAGCATGGAACTCAAAGTGTTATAATAT